GATAGTAACTGTCAGCAGAACCACGATCGTACGCACCGCCATGTCGTTTGTCGATGTTCATTAGGCAACCACCTGGATGCGAGGAGCAGCATCCTTCCATTCAGCCATGTCGTCGAAGAAATCATGGCCAGGAAGCGGAGCGAAGAACTCGTCAGCAAGAGGACGCTTATCAGCCTCGCCCTTCCACACACGCTTGATTGCCTTGGCACGGAATCGACCGTCGTTGAGGATTTCGGTCACGAGACCGACATAAAAGCAGTCGTTGATACCAACGAAGTCAAGACTCTTGACGACGTCACCAATTTTCACAGTGTTTTCACATTTCATAAGAATATTATCTCTTTTTTCGGTGAAAAAGACAATAGTAAAAACTCTTGTAAAATCAATAACTTACGAGCACTTCTCGAAACACACGAATTGCCTGTTCGAAAGTGGTATCGGGGAGATTAATCTTGTTGCCAGTGCTGCGGCATTCAATCTGATAATGATAATTTCCCACATGCCAGAGTGTGTGGCGAGCACCAAACTTGTCGTTTTCAGCCATGATATATTGATAAGTCATACAACAATTATCGTAGAAATCACAGGGATTTACAACAGTAATAATTTGTGTAAAATCAACAACTTACGACTTCGCCTATAACCGAGCGAGAGGGCGCGAGAGCGGTCCTAGAATGGGGGTTCCCCTAGTTCTGGGGGAAGGTCGAAATAGCGTATTCGGACTCCTGCTTCGCGCAGCATGGTTTCCGCATGGTCGATCGAGTAATGCTTCCCAGCACCGACTCCTTTCCATGGACGATTCGGACCAATGACTTCCTTGATGCCAGCCTGAATCAATGCGCGTGTGCAATCAGCGCATGGCTTTGGTTCCCAGTTTAGATATGCGCGTGAGTTGTTGAGTGAAACACCAACGCGAGCAGCATTGAAGATTGCGTTTCGCTCAGCATGTTCAACCCAGTGATACTTTTCTGGTCGTTTCCAGCGATCTTTCCAATCTTCTTCAATGCCTCTTGGAAAGCCATTGAATCCAGTCGACAAGATGACGTTATCATCATTGACGATTACACACCCCACCTTTGTCGACGGATCCTTGCTCTTCTGAGCGATCAGAGTAGCCTGTAAGATAAACAATTCATCCCACGATAGTTCATCACGAATCATAATATAGTCTCAATGGTTATTTAATTTCTACCTTACGTGGCTTCTGACTTTCAGGAATGACATTCTCAAGAGAGATTGAGAGAATGCCATCAGCAAGTTCAGCACCTTGAACAACAACAGTGTCAGACAAAACAAATTGTCTGCTGAATGAACGACCAGCAATACCTTTTGCAAGATATTCTCTTTCGTCCTTTTCAGTCTTTTTACCAGAAACACGAAGTGAGTTCTTTTCTGCGGTGATCTCAATTTCATCCCTCTTGTATCCAGCAACAGCCAATTCTACATTGAATGTGTAGTCACCAGTCTTGATGATGTTGACTGGCGGGAAAGTGGATGCAGTAGATGTCAAGAGATGAGCCGCATTATCTAACGTGGCAAACACATGGTCGAAACCAAGTGCTGACGGCAGAAGGCGATCAAATGGGATGGATGAGAGTGTAGTGATATTTGTCATTGCGTAACTCCTTTATTAAGCAAGTTTATAGTTATGGACCCCTTATGGGCATCCACTTTTATTTAGACACCAGTTGAGCCAAATCCACCAGCACGCTCAGAATGTTTTTCTGGAGCCTTTGTAAGAACAACAAAATTTGCGTGCTCATTGCACGTGACTTCAGCCTGTGCGATTCTTTCGCCGCGCCTGACTGTTTGACCCATCTGTGAAATATTTGTGAGCAATACAAAGACCTGCTCTTGATAATCTACATCCACAATGCCTTCTGCATTGGCAAGAACTAGACCTCTCTTGAGAGACAATCCAGAACGTGGGTGCAATCGAATGCTATAGTTAGCCAATGGAATATTAGAATTGCTATCAACAATGTCAGAGAAATTTTCAATTGTGACTAGTCTTTCAATCTTGAAAATTAATCCTGTTGGAATGAGTAAACGATCTCCTGGATAGATGGAAATCTCTCCAAAGTTGTTTACCTTTTGACTAATTGGATTATTGTATTTGTCGTATCCAGTCACATGATCTTCTGTTGGCTGAAAAGAAAGATCAAAACAGTTTGCCATTGAAGTGCCATATGTTGGCACTTCAAGATCATCACGAAGTCGATACACATTTACTGTAATCACAAATTATCCCTCTTTCTTTTTCTTCCCGATTGTATATTTGGAAACCAACTGCCACTGACTCTTATCCTTGAATGGAAGAATCTTAATTTGACTCAATGGGGCAACATTGTCTTTTGTTTTGTCTGCATCGACGAGTTTAACCAAACCCCACTCTGCCATCAAATTCGCAATCGTGTTGCGGCGCTGAATGTCATTGTCTGACATATTGGATGGCTTACCGTCCAATTCAAAGAGTTCCTTGAAATGAACAATGTAATACTTTCCTTGCTTATGGAGGATATGGCAAGACTGGTAAAGAATGTTATCGTTCTTTGCTGCGACTCCGATACGAGTGAGAGTTTCTCGAACTTTGAGGAAGTCGTCTTGTTTTTCTAATGTAACTTCAACTAATTTATCGACCATGTCAATCACCTTTATATAATTCTTTTTTTATCATAGTGATCTGAGCATCGTCGAGAATTTTTAATACTTCGTATGCCTTCGCGTCCGAATATCCATAATATTCCTTGATCGCGCTCAAATCTTCATTCTCACCCTTTTTGTGCCATTTTGTAAATTGACGCTTCTGGGCTCGTACAATATTTAGGAGAAAGTCGTATTTGAGTTTATTATCAAGGCTTGGGAATCGATTCATTTCGTTCGCGAACAGGACGGTATCACGATGGTAAGACAACGCCCTGTTCACCATAAATGCTGGATATTGTCGCTCGTCCAGATCGGTGAGTAAAACATACTCTTTTGTTTGCAGAATACTTGGAAGTATCTCTTTAAATAAATCAGCCATTGAACTTACACTCCACCATCATTTCAGTGAGGCATGCAGTAAGATTCAGTTCCTGGTCAGCAACAAATGCAGATTGATACTGATATCGCGCAAGAATGAGAACAGCATTCGGAATCGTCGACTTATCCATGATGTCATATAGATTATCATAGATCTTACGGTAGATTCTTGATGGATCATCAGAACCATTCTCAGCAACCCACTTGCGCATCGCACCAAAGTTCTGCTCTCTGAGAGACGCGACAAGATCATTAAGAGAAACGTCTGACACTGAAGCCAGAATACCAGAATCAATCTTACCGCTGACGGAATAACGCTGAAGTTCATTCAGAACACGGCGATAATCTGGAAAGTATTTTTTGACTACTTCTACAAGGACTGCTTTATCAAACGGAACTTTTTCTGTGGTAAGAATTTCTGCTGCACGCTTCATAAATGCAACAGCCATCTTTGGTTTTTCTTCTTTGCGCAGTTTGAATTCGATAACAGCGCATCTTGAATGCAATGGCTCAATGATTCGGCTCTTATAGTTACAAGTCATGATGAAAGTGCAGTTATGCGCAAACTCTTCCATCGCCGCACGCATGGCTGGCTGAGTTGAGTTTGGATTTAGATAATCTGCTTCGTCGATGATAATAACTTTCTTGCCGCCAGTCATTGACATAGTGCTGGCATAGTTCTTGATCTTCATTCGGAAGGTATCAATACCTGACTCATCCGAACCGTTGATCATCAGATAGTCGCAACCGATTTCATCGCACAATGCTTTGGCAACTGTAGTCTTACCAGTGCCTGGACCGCCACATAGAAGAAGATGGGGAATCTCCTTGCGGTCAACATAAGATTGGAAAGTTGCCTTGTATTCATCAGGAAGAATACAATCGGCAATAGTATGAGGACGGTATTTTTCAACCCACAACGCTTCATTCATAATATAAATTCCTCAATTATTCAGTAACGATTTTACGCCATTTACCGTTTGTTTTCAAATACATTTCACCATCAGGACCAGGTGTCATAGAAACATTCACCACAGTTAATTTTTGATTTGGTGCAGTTGTTCCGATGTTTAAAACATAGTCACTATTAATTCTAAGCCTTTCGATATTATTGTTTTCGAACACCAAATTCTCTTCATCATACTGTGCGCCAATTGTCAGTTTACCATTGTAACCAGCGGCTTCAATCTTCTTTACTGCCTCAGACTTTCCGTTAGAAGCAACTAAAGATGCAGCAGTGACAGCACCACCTGCAGCGGCACCACCAGCAATACCAAGGAATTTAAAAAATTTTCTTCGTTCCATAATTTATACCTCACAAAGAGAAGATGGGGCGGGGACGGTGAGTTCCCACGGCGAGCAGTCTGGCGGATAGTGCCGTCAAAAGAAATTGCACCCCAATAATCTTATTTATACACTCAAACAAGGTTCTGTTTAATCAATCTAAGAAAATGCTTTCCATAAGATCTTTCAAATATGTTATACCAAAACTGAAGAGGCTTGACGCCTTCTCGCATTTGAATCATATTGATCCACAAATTTCGCATTTCTTCTGTCCAAATGAACTTTTGAAATTTAATTTTCTCATCAGTTCTGAATCGAACATAATATAGCGGCTGTGATTCTCTGAAATGAATTCTATCATTTTTATTTTTAAAGATGAAAGCGCATTCTAAAGATCGAAAGTGTCTGCCCATATCAAATGATCCACACACCATAGTTGCTTTCTTAGTAATATCGCAATCATGCAAAAATGGTGGAGTCAGTTCACCAATTAATGGTTTCTCTGCAAGAAAAATATCTGATGGAAATTTATAAGTGCAAAGTCCGATATTGGCGTCTCTTAC